GGAAAAAATATTGTTGTGTTGGGGTGTTCGCATACATTTGGAGAAGGACTAGAAGACAATGAAATCTGGGTTAACAAACTTGCAAAAAATTTAGAAGATAAGCAGAGCATAAAAAAATTACGCTGGTGGAACCTAGCTAGGCCAGGCGGCAGTGCTGATCAAATGATAAGAATATTGTATGCCACTGAAAAATTCTTATTTCCCAATATCATAATCGCATGCTGGCCCCTAATCAGTCGTAGAGAAAGATTGGACAATGACCCACAAAATCTTACAAGTAATTCTGAATTTTTAAAAATAGAAACTACAAATACCGATAAGAATAACTTTCTACGTAATGTATTCTTATTGGAAAAGTTTGCCGAAAAAAACAAGGCAAAGACTTTTCATTGTTTTGCAGAGGAATATATGTCACTGGAAGCAGATCTAAATATTTTAAAAAATAAAACTCTTAGCAACTGTTGGCCGGAATGGAACCAAGAACGAATTATTGTAAATGATCCAAATTTAGCTCGAGATGGATTTCATTATGGTGTTGAGCATCATCGAGTATTCGCAAAATTATTGGAAGAAAAATTTAAATTGAAATTAAAGTAGAGATCTAAATTCAACAAAATTTTCTTTATTTTTGATCCTATCTAATATCTGAAGTAGTTTCCTATTTTCAGGATGAGCTTTATCTGCAACAGCGTTTGTTTTAAAATTCGAAAAGGTATTCCAGTCGGTAATTCTATTAAGGAATATTTTATCAGCACCATATTTTATTCCAAGCTCTATGAATGGCTCGATCTCATGATAGTTTTTTTGTTGCACAACAAAATGGAAATGTGTTTTAAATTTTTTAATTGTTTTCAAAAATTCTAAATTTTCTAGCAGTTTTTCCCAAACACCGCCTTGTCTTAATTCTTCATATGTGCTTTTACTGGCCCCATCGATACTGATACCAATCTGTGTGAGATTATCAGTAATGTGTTTGAATTTATGAAAGTTTTTTTTAATCAATAATCCGTTGGTTTGGATGCTATACTTAATATTGCGTAAATCTTTAGTCTTCAACATGAAATATCTATAGACAATGCTGGCGAAAGGATCCCCATCTGAGCCAATATGTACTTGTATACTATGATTTTGTGAACGTATGAAATCTAAAACTTTATTAATTAACTTTATTCTATTATTGAACAGGGTGCCGCTTTTGTAGAATATTTTCTTTTTCCTACAACTAGGGCAGCTAAGATTGCAACTATCGTCTATGGCTAGTCTTATATTTTTAATTTTTTTTATTGGCTCGGCTAGATCCCACGGATCAGTGCCTTTGTGATCTAACAAATAGGCACAATGTTTTGTGTTACAATATCGGAAAGAGTTATCTAATATCGACAGTTGAAGTTCCTTGGCTGCATCGCTTTCTAATATTTCATTAAGAGTTCTAATTTGCAAATTTCCGGCAGACTGTGGCAACCAGGAAGTGCATTCGCACAAGTAACAAGAACCCTGTTTGTCTATCAAAACAGTATCGAATGGTCGCGGACAACGTTTCTTTATGTTTAAATTTTTATCAATATCTATGCTATATTGATCGAATAATCTAGAATTAATCACTTTTTAAGATCCGGATTGGTCAAATGATCCAGTGTCACCACTTCATTATCTGGAACCACATATACATCTGTGTTTGGTTCTGTTTGTTCGTTGGCTTGTTTTCTTTGGTCGCTGCGTCTACGCAGCTCTTCTTGTTTTTGCTGTTTGCGCAGGTTTCGCTCGCCACTTTGTGATTTGTATGTGTAGTGTATGCCCATTGAATATCTCCTGCTGTCTCATATATGATACTGTAATTATCTGCATATATAGATGCCGAAAATTAAATTATTGTATAATCAATTTTTCAAAAGCTCTATAATTGTGATGATAAAAAACTTAACCATGATGTAATTTGTTTACTGGAAATTTCCGGAGTGGTCATATGATTGCCTCTGGTCAATATGTAAGTATTCAAATGGTGCTGGGGTATTTTTGAAAAAACAGAATCTGGTCCTGTGTGTATATGATCATGTGCTCCTTCTATGTACAATACAGGGATGGTTTTTTTAAACTTTTTTACAGTAGCAGGCATGTGCGCCAATCCAGAAGGATCAAAATAACTTAAAAAAATATCTGCCGACGTGGTAAGTTTTTTTTTAATGCCGCCGTTATTATCAATAAAATCTATAATCGCTGCACCCTCGTTTTGTTTTATTTTTTCTAATGCTTTTTTTAAAATATATGCGTGAATATAATCACGTTCTTGCATCATAGATGGAATGTGTCCTGGAGTGATAGCCACAATTGCATCAGCATCACCAACATGTGCTTGATAGGCCATTGCAGCGTTTGCCCCAAGACTATGGCCTATCAACACCACTTTCTTGACACCTTCTTGCTTATACTTTTGTATCATTCCCCCCAAATCTTGCAAGCTAGCCTCATATCTTTGATCATATAATTTGGTCCTACTCCATGGCATATTGGGTTTTTCTACAATATAGTTTTTTTCTTTTAAATCTTTTTCTAATATTCTTAAGACGGGCGTGTTTGGGTGCGACCACTTGCCGTGTATCAGTATTGCTAAACAATGGGGAATCATAATATATAATAGATATTTATTGGTGGGCTAGTTCACAACCATAATAATTGTTATAACGGTTTTTTATTGATAATTAATATATATGAGAATAGAATCACTACAACCGTATGGTGTAAAAGTATACGATTCATCAGCGGATCAAGTGTTGCGAGACACCGACAAGATAGTTGATCTCATGGACCAACATAAATTATTAATCTTTAAGGATTTTGAAGCCACCCCGGACCAATTGGTAGCTATTAATAAAAAATTTGGCACACCGGTGCGCCATGCCAAGTGGAGGACCAACGCCCTAAAAACACATCCGGAGATTTATGTGTTGCATAATGACAAGACCAAAGGACAACTGAGTCCAGAGATTTGGCACATTGACCAATCATTTCTACAGTGTCCGCCCACGTTCAGTTTCTTATATTCTATCACGGTGGCAAAGGTTGGAGGAACCACAGTGTTCTCTGACCAGTCCGCTGTGTACAGAGATCTACCCTTGAATCTAAAGAAAAAGATCACAGGCAAGGTAGCTGCCCACAAGCATGCCACTGACTACTTCTCTTCTGCTGTGCCCACAGAGGACGAGTTGAAAGATATGAATGCAGACAACATAGTCTATCATCCATTGGTTATGCCTCACTGGACGACCGGAGAGAATTGCTTGTTCTCTGTTTATGGGCACATCAAACAAATTTTAGGATTGACTCAGGATGAGAGCGACAAGTTGCTGTCCGAGTTGCGGAAATATGCCACCGATGAAAAATATGTGTATGAGCACCACTGGGATAAAAATGATTTTTTAGTTTGGGATAACATATCCATGCTGCATTCTGCTCGCGGCACCGTGGACAGTTTGGAAGAGCAATATGCAAGAGAGATATGGCGCATGAACTGCCGCCATGGTGACGCATAAATTTTAATTTAATTAATTACTACATCGAGCGGGAGCCAATCAATGACTCCCGACTCACCTAATTCATAACAATTTACTGTTTCAAACTAGAATGCGTAGTTGATTCCCACCGTTGCTAGGCTGGGATCTTTTCCTGTTGCAGGAGCAGTCATACCATTGAGGTACATCGTGCTGTTGGCGTCGTTCGTGACTGCGCTGTAGGCTGCGTAGATACTTGCACCCGGTGCAAATGTCTTCGTCAGACCCAGAGTGTAACCAGTGCCTTCATTGGCAGTGGTCTGAGCGCCATCCTTGGCCATGGCGTACACTGCATGAGCCACAAGTCCGTTCTTGTCCAAAGGTATTCTCGCTGAGAACACATTGGCGGTGGACTTGACGTCACTGGTCGCGGAGTTGTCACCGTACACATAGGCAGCGCCCAAAGAGAACGCACCAAAGTCATAGGATCCACCAATGCTCTTGGCATCAGTTTCTCCCACTGAGGTAGTGGCCTGTTTGGTTGCATAGCCCACGCCCAACTTGGCTGCACCAGTGGCATAGGTCAGAGACCCAGACGTGGTGTCGGCCTTGGCGTCCGTGGTGGCAGTGCTGGAGTTACCCGCATAGCCGGCCTGCGCAGAGAATCCACCGATGCTTGGTGAAATGTACTTGATCACGTTGCTGGCATCTGTGCCGATCTCTATGGCCGAGCCGTTGACAGGCATGTTTGAGAAGTTTCCAAACTGCCATGACAGTGTGTCAATTTCTCCTGCCATTGACAGGTCGGTACTACCCAAACGTACTTCTCCCGCGGATCCGCTCACTCCCACCCAGGCTTCTCTTGCGAATACCTGTCCCGTGTTAGTGGTTGAACCCAATGTTGCCGTGTTGGCCTTTAGACCACCTTCCAACTGGAAGTTGAACTGTATGCCACCTAGGTCGGGGGAGTTGCCCTTGAATCCCAACCTGCTGGTGCTTAGTCCACCATCGCCTGCTCGGATCAAAGAGTCCACGCCGTTGTCATAATTCTGCACGGCAGCGTCAACGTTGCCGTAGAAGTTGAGAACTGGAGCGGTTGTCTTGGTCTGTGCTCCGGCCGCGCTGGCTATCATGGTAGATGCTAGCAGGGCTAGAATTGTTGTGTTTTTCATTTTTGTTTTCTCCTGTTTATTTCTTGCCAAAGCAAGAAACGTGATTATACTGCAGGTTGCGTGCATAAGTCAAGAATAAAAGTTTACCAATTACCAAGAACCATTGATACCAAAAACCTTTGCACGCTAACTTGCGCTGTCGCTTGTTTGGAAAAAAAATGCGCTGACGCAGGGCGTCTAGAACATCATCCCTTGGTAAAATTATCTGGGCTATGTATGGGAGGAAATTTTTTGATGTGCTCTCAATTTATTCTTGGGAATGTTAACATCTCTGCGATCACAAGCCGCTTTGATCACGCAGGATTCACAGGCAGGATTCCTAGACTTGCATACTAATTTTGCATGCGTGATCAACCACATGTGAGCCCCGTACTTGTATTGTTCAGGAGTAGTTGCGTTCACTGTGATAGATGCTTTGCCTTCATCTAGACTGTCAACCCAACCCAATCTCCACAGCAGCCTGAACACATGAGTGTCCACTGCTATGTGTGGTTGTCCCCACACGAAACGCATGATGATGTCTGAACTCTTGCGTCCTACTCCGGGCAGTGTCATTAATTCTTCTTGGGTCCGGGGCACTCGGCTGTTGAACTTATCTATCAACGCCTGGCTGGTGGCCAGTATGTTCTTGCTCTTGGCATTGAATAATCCTGCTGGTCTAATGGCTTCTATGATCTGTGCTTGTGTGAGTTTGATCATGTCCTCAGGAGTGTTGGCCAATGCGAACAGTTGTCTGCAGGCCACTGCGGTTCTGGCATCCTGTGATTGTGCGCTCAGCATCACTCCTATGAGGCTGGTGTAGGCTTGGGAGTGTATCTTGGCTTTGGGTTTCTGATTTGAATATTTAGGATAGTGTTGACTTAACTCTTTGTAGATCTTTCCTATATCATTACTGTTCTTCATCGGAATGCAGGTCGTTTAGTAATTGTCTCAGCTTGCTGCCTTCCACAGTGGCTCTGACCTTGCCCACTTCGTCTCCCTTGGTTGGGTCTGGCTCACTCCTAGCATCTGTGGCCGTGCCATCTGGGGATATCTTGCTTTTCTGTTTGAGATTGTCATAGATCGTAGATGTTTGTTTTTTGAATTGATGCTGACCCTCTTCCTCAATTAAATCTTTAATTCTCAAGGTGTCCACATCAAATTCAAGATCCACTTTCTGGCCCACACCGCTGGAACTTCTAGTTTTCATAAATTGCAGTTGATATCTACCACGTTCTTTCATTGCTCGACTGGTGAATATACCAAACACGTTGTCTGCTGTTTGTACTTTGGATAATCCACCTGCTATGTGACTGTGATCAAATTCAATCTCTTCCACAGATGCTCTATTCAACTGTGATGCTGTGACCATCAACATTTGTGATTCTACAGCTAGATTTCTTAACTCTTCCGAAACATATTTGTCCTTGATAAACAAATCTGCTGGTGATACTCTTTTACTTTTTGGCATCATGAGATCCAAGTAATCAATTAAGATGCAATCCACTTTTTTCTTGTTTTTAAGTTCTAGTTCTTTTATGTATGTTTTTATATCTAACACTGTGCTGCCTGATGGCAAATATTTAATTTGTAATTTTCCTGCTTTCTTAGAAAGCATCTTAAGTTTCATTTCAACATTGTCTATTTCGGGAAATATCTTTCTTGTTGGTATGTTAGTGATCATGGCGTCCAAACGCATAGCCACCAACATCTCGCTTAATTCAAAACTAATATAACAACAATTCAACCCAGCGCTGGCCCAGTTCACCGCCAGATTTTGTAAGAACAATGATTTACCTGCACCCGATCCGCCTGCAAATATATTCAACTCACCGCGATTGAATCCACCAAATAATTTCTTGTCGATGCTGGGCCAGCCTGTGCTGACCTGCCCATTGGAGTTTTTAAGTCGCTCTAATCTACCTCGAGGATCTTCGAAGTAATCAGTACCCATGTCCCTAGTCAATCCAATATTGACCGCTGCCTTGATCTTATCTTCTACAGATGCATATTGACCGTTACCGGTTTCTAAAATATCCGCAGATTCTAATATGGCACGCTCGAGTGCTTTGTGTCGGGAAAACGTTTCGAACTCATCCAGCAACCAAGCAAAATGGGAAGGATCTAGATCTTTAGCTGTTTTTAATTTGATATCAAACTTGGCATTGACTTGGTCCACCTCAGGCAGCACTTTGTATTGCTCGGCATAGTCCTTAATAAACTTTGCGATCGGAATTAACTTCCTATCAAAGTTCTCGCTGTCAAAAATATTTTGAGCTCGTGCAAAAGATTCTGCATCTGCCAACATCATTTCCAGATATAATTTTTGTACGTCAAAAGTGTATTCAGCCATAAATTTTTTTAATTTCTTATAATATTATAACACATCTTCTGTCTGTAGCCATTCTAAAAATGTTCTTGGAAATACTTTTAAATCTAAATCCTTGCGTCTTTCTGTAAATTCAGTTAAAAATTCCTTTATATTCTGTTTTTCCAAATTACTTGGTTCTCTTTGAATTGATCTCAGTATAGGTTCATGCACATCTTTTGGTAATGTCAATAAATCCTGTACAATCACGCTTTTGCTTTCTTTGTCAATTATATGGGGACTCATCATTCTAGGTTGATAAGCGAACGTTACAACTATTTTATCTTTGATAAATTGATTATAAAAATTTGTAAATCCAAACATTGTGAGATTAGATAAAGTTGAATGGAATTCGAAATTAATATCCTCTGCTCTTAAGACATCTATTTTTTTTGAGAATTCTACCCATTTGATTCCGTACCTATTAAATTCTAATAATTTTCCTATATTCTCTGAACTGATCTTAATGACAAGATTTTTTATCTTTTTTAACTTCTTTATCATGCTTATGAACCTAGAGTGGCTAAGTCCTAATCCTGTGTAAAGTTCTATCTTAGTTGAAGAAGGCAGATTTAATTGCTCTAAAATCTCGATCAGGGCGTTATCTAACAACGGCTCACCACCCGTCACCACCAAGGTCTTTAAATTTGCAGCGGACAGCTCAATCTCTTTCAACAAAATTTTATAGTGCTCTGTATTTTTTAGTTTCGATTGACTAATTTTTAATAATGCTCTATCTTTATTATTAGTTTTATAACGATCGTCGCGCGCATCCGTGATCACATAGTCTCCATTCTTTACAATGTCTCTTCGCCACGAGTGACTGTACTCCTTACAACAATATGAGCAAGTTAGATTACAATCCGCTCCTATAGTGAGATCAATTGTTTCGGGTTGAGTGACAGCCGCTTTGTGTGTTTTTTCTGCGCCACCTTGATAGAGTCTAGGACTTTGTGCACCGTGGTCTTCCGCGGCCCAACAATTCTGTTCACAGCTCTTATTTCTTTCGTTCTTGAGCATTTGATTCCTTTCGGAAACATTTACTTCAGTATTGAATAAATTTCCTGGATTTTCTTTGAGCCAGTTAAAATCTATAGAATGTGGGGCAGCGGCATGACAATTATAAGTTGTTTTAGAACCTAGATCGATTTTTAAAAATTTGAACTTCATCGAACAATAATAATCTCTATTGTCCATATTTCTTTCTCATTAGATCTATCTTTAGTGCTGAAGATTCGGTTGATTTTAAAATAGATTGCAGCGTGAATAATCTTCCATATTTAGACACAGCATCAGCCACATCATAGACTCCCTCATGCCATTGGGGGAATGCCACACTCCAACCAAACTCCTTGGCCTGTTCTATCAGTTTTTTGCCTGCCTGGTCCTTATCTGGCACAACAATCACCTGCCTGTTCAAGTCTTGTATGAGTTCTCTCTGCACGTCATTAATATCTGACCCCAGTATGGCTACTCCGCTAAGAGATATGGCATCAAATGGTCCTTCGGTCACTAACACAAATTTCCTATTCCAGTCTTGTGCATCTATATTGAAAACATAGCCAGGTTGTGTCTCGGTCCAGTACTTAACTTCTTTATTCCTTGTATCAAATAATCTACCTGTGTATCCAACTATCTCCCCACGCCAATAGAATGGCACAATTATTCTGCGATGAAAGTCCGCTGTCTGATCGGGAGAATAATAGAAATCATACCAATCTGGCTCTATGCCTCGTTTTTTAAGATAATTTAACAGCTGGTCTATCTTTTCATACTGTGTGCTCGTGAGATCCTGTGCCAGATATTTTTCCAACCAAACTTCTAACTTATTCGAATTTTTAGGTAATGATTTCTTTTGAAAAGTAACAAACTTTTTCTTCTCATATTTTACATCTCCTTCTTCATGCCGCATGGCCTCTATGGCTAATTTTTTAATTGTGTCCTCGCTGATACCAAGCCAGCCCATGAGTGTTTTGATTTTGGTTGATAATTTCCTACCAATCACATAAGATGCTTTGTATCCACAATTGAAACAGTGATAACTTAAAGTACCATCAGCTGAAGTCATCACTCCTCCACGTTTTCTTTTGTCTGGAGATTCTCCATTATACGCACAACAGGGAGCATTGAAACTTAGCCATCCAGACGGCGTCTTTTTCTTTCCAGCTGGTAATGATGTCAGAATTGTAGACTGAATCAAATTCATTCTTACAGTTTAATGCCTATATAGGATTTTGTCAATTCGTCCGGTATTACCACTTGAGTTCCCCCAAGAAAATCTAATATTTTCATAGACTCCATTGAAGTTATAGTAAGACACCGAATCGCTGTCATTGGTGAAAGATATATTGCCAATTTCAAAATAGTCATAGTCACCGGGACTAGAATCCAGTGTTCCTTGTATCCTTAGTGTACCTTGGAAAGACTTTTGATATATCGCTACGGTATGTAATGCCACGTTGTTATTGATGCCGGGGTTGGCATCTATTGCAGAACTTGTATATGTCAACGGTCCGGTAGAGCTAGTGAAAGAGTCAACAACGACGCTGTCAACCATGTCAGGATAAGCACCATCTAATACTTCCACGGTGCCGGCTGCATTGTAAAAAGAATCCGCAAAAGTTACTGTTCTTGTGTTATCTGCTGCCACTTCTCTGATAGCATAGTTGTAGAATTTTGCATCCAGTCTTAAAAGATCACCCTCTGTCACAGTGATACTTGCAGTGCCTTTTGTGCTAGTGGTAGAACCATCATCTAAAATGGTTAAATTTCTAGTTACAACCGATTGTCTAGTTTCAGAATCAATTAGATTAAATTCGTAAGTTTTGGCTGTGATATCCTGTGCTTTTTGATCTTCGTTTTTAAATGTGAAAGAGAGTGGGTTTGACACTCCTTTGTACAGCTTTATTCGTCTATCGTACACAGTAGAATTCCTTCCATGATAACCAGATGTGTATACAATTACCACATTGTTTAGTAAATACCTTGATACAGTTTGCATAGTTCATTGCTCACTGTATTTATTGAATATATGATGAATGAAATTTTTGAAACACTAAAGACCAAGTTCCCGTTCCTATCGCTTATACGCAAGGGGGATATGGAATTTGTGGGCATAATACAGAATCAAGACGGCCAAGTAACTAGCTTCTATGACTATGGAAGAATAATGTTACCCGCTGACAAGATGAAGTTCTTGCAATTGGGAGAAACTTGGTGGTGGGAATCCAACAGAAAAATACCAATTAATATATTTTTAAAAAAAGACTTTACCTATTTCAAACCAACACTTGTGACACTCACCAGCAAGGACATCAACATAGTGCATGGACCTGTAGTGAGATTAGAAGACATATCTAAGAAGAGGATCAAACGCAGAACCATACAGCTGATGCGCAGACCAACCTAATTAATCCTAACCATTTATTTTTTCCTAATAAAATTCATCTGCACCACAATCGCCTGGGCATATGCGACGGCGTGAGATTTCTTAAAAAAGTAACTGTCATCGCTTGGTCTCAACCAAACTTCCCTTAATATCTCAGTCCAGTACTTGTGCATGAGATGACGCTTGGCTGGTCTTATGATAGCCAACACTGCTGCCAGTTGCTCTATGTTCTTTGGTTCTAATTTTAAAACTATATCGAAGTGTCCATTGATGTGAAACAATTGATCCACGATGGTTTTATCTTTAAGCATGTTCCAGTCTGGTTCTTCCAGCATCAATTCCACTAATTGTTGTTCGGTGGTGATACCCTCATAAAGATTCACATTAAGTAAATCTATTTTAAAATATCCACGCTGTTCTGCTAGTTTGAAATCAAAACTACACGAATTTGACATTGGATCTACAGGTACTTCTTGAAAGTATACTCCTGTTTTATGTTTCTCTATCTCTTCTTCCTTGATTATAGACGCTGGCACATGTTTAAATAATTTCAATGCCTGCTCCCTATTTCCAAAATCTATATCTACGTCAGGCATTAGTTATATTTCCTTCTATTGGTTTCCGATCTTATCAATGCACCTTTTTCTTTGTCAATAAATTCTAATACATCTAAAGTCAGTTTATATCCCTTACTCCCTTGTGCTGGATTATTAACTTCTGGTAGAATCACCTCACCAATAGATCCATTTTCTTTAATCACTATAATACAATCTCCATCGGCCACGTCTATACCTTCTTCTATTTTAATTTTATCACTCAATTTTTGCCTCCTTGGCTGTCTCTTGCACAAATATAGCATCTGCGGGTGATGATTTAAATTTGTTAGACCAATATTCCGGATTGATAAATCTTTGTACCATCTGCAATTGCTCGTCTGTAAAAGATTGTAGCATTTTTTTACCGGCTACACAACCAAGCACCAACCACGGAGATAATTTACCACTTTGTATGTGTTGAACCGCTCTCGGTGTGTTGACCAACCGGAAATAATCTGCCCACTGCACGCTTTGCTCTTCGGCCCAGTCCATCATCGTCTGTACGGATCTCGTGAGAGCCGCCTCTACAGGTTCCGATTTCAACATATCTATGAGATATGCTTCGTACAGATCATCTCGTGCCCAATGATCTAATTTAATTCTAGACTTTATAATGTAATCAATATATTTGTCCGGATACAATGGACTCACATGCATGATATATCTACCAAACTTAACAAATGCATTATAGTAGGCACTCTTACAAAAATCCTCATAGGTTTTTACTTTTGCACTATTTTGATGTATTTGATAAAATCTCTGAAAAACCATCAAAGCATTCTGCACCCATTTCTCACTCTTTTGTAGATGTCGACGCTTTGGTTCGCACACATGAACCTGCAAAGTTCTTTCTTTTGAAAAACTCTTGCCGCAAAACGTGCAAGTATTAAGATTGCTTTCCATGATCCTCAAGCAGTTGTTCGAGCTCGCTGTCGGTTATGAGTTGATCTAATGTTTCTAGATCTGACTGTTTTGTATTGGGATAAATTTCCATCAAAGTCTGTAAGGATTTATTCACGTTCTTCTTCATTGGTTTTATCCAAGGATGAAACTGTTGTTTTAGTCCGCCACACATTGCAGTCAAGAGCCAACATAACTTTTTATGTTTGCCGCTCAATTCAAAAAGATTTTTATTTACGCACTCATTGACCATTTCTACATAATGTTCTTGATAGAACCGGTCTCCGGATATAGCAGAAGCATATCGCATTGTCATATAAGGACTGTATAAAGATCTCTCATGTTCGTCTATGCGATCATAATAATCTTTGTTACGGAAATCTATAGCTTTCATGCTATTTCTTAGTTCAAAAAATTTTTTCTTTTCACTCATTATCACTCCACGTTAGTGCAAACACAGACGCATGTTTTGGATTTTTGAACACAATCTCTATGTTCTTTTTCTTTAAACGATAGTCTAGTATGCTTAATTTTTTCTTCTTGGCGTGCGACAATATATCTTCTATGTAATGTCGATCCATTAATACAGGAATCTCGTTGCCATGCTGATCGGGAACTGTTAATACTGGTGCCGCTATCTTCACAACATTATCTTTTTTTCTACCTACCATACCGATCCATATTCTAAAAATTCAGATTGTCTTGATATATCTTTTACAAAATATGCACAAGGTGGATTAACGTTTTCCGTTAAAGGGACTGCAAGTATCTGTCCAGATTTGATCTTGGGAAAGTACCATTTTACTTCTTGATATATGTCGACAATATCAACCTCCGCAAATTCTGGCCTTGATCCTGTGATCGGATTGTACATGAATGCAGAAAAGCCACGATCATTCAAACTGGTAATCGGCAGTACGTGTAACTCTCCCTGCTCAGGATCACCTATTATCATTTTCCAATCTAACGGCATCTGCACTTTGTATTTTCCTATTTGTAACACCGCCGCCGGAGCATTGAAAGATTCCAAAAATATTAAAGGTATAAAGAAATAATCTGGATCCGCTGGATTTGAATTATCTAGAACCGCAAATCTTAATTTGTCATCTACATATTCTGGTATCTTTTCTAGTGCGTATGTCTTATTTTCTAATGTAAGGATTTTCATAATCTATTTTTTCTATATTATACGGGTAATTGGCCTCTTTGTAAAACTTTTTCCTTTGCCCGAGATGTCTTTTAGCAAATTTACAACTAGAAGTGATATCCCATATGTTTACGTGATCTTTATCTTCTGCTTTCCTTATGCCTCTGCCTATGCTCTGTATCACACGAACAAAGCTCTTTCCTGGTTCTATCAATACCAAATTAAAAATCCTAGGTATGTTGATGCCAACGGATGCCACTCCATACGTGGCAATAATAACTTTGCGTTGTGCAACAGAAACTTCATCATAGTGCTCTTTTCTTTCCATATTTTTTGTAGAACCAGATATGAAAACGCTGCCCGGTATCTTTTTCTCTAGTAATTCACCCGCAGATATTCTATCCACAAGTATCATTGTGTTGCCTGTACTTGCTATATCTCCTATAGTTTTAGCTATCCACGACATCCTAGTATCATCGGTAGTCAACCATTTTAGTTCTTCTTGATAATTTTTAAATTCCGGATGATCTTGTGTTTGTAATATATTAACATTGCAGTTCGCTAATACTCCTTTGTCTTGTAATTCTTTCGCCGCTATTCTATTTGCTACGTCGCCGATACTGCACTTCAATCCAAAAAATTCATAATCGGCTTTGGGCACTGTACCTGTGAGTCCCCAACGGATTCCACATTTTGCAAATGGCCCTGTAAGCATTCTTTTTAATACATCTGCCTTGGCCATGTGGACCTCGTCCACTATCACAGTGTTGATATTTTCGATTGCCTCGAGGAACGCAGTAGTCTCATCGTCTCTGCTTTTCTTTTCTAATATGTTTAATGATTGCCAAGTCGCAATAGTATTTTGTCTTCCTAACTCTTTCCTATCACCGTAATACACTCCAACATCCAAATTACAAGCTAAAAAGTCATCTTCGGTCTGTGTCACTAAACTTTTGTTAGGGACAATAGTTAATGTACGTCCATAATTTTCAACCAAGCGACACAGCGCCGCCGTGATGATTGTCTTGCCTGCCCCGGTGGCTATCTCTTGTATACATTGAGGATTACCTAAGAACTTGTTTATAGTTTCAACTTGATAATCTCGTAGTACTATGGGTTGACCCGCACATGGATGACTCTTGGGCCATTGTATATCGGATAGATATTTCTCATCTATCAACTTAAATTCAAAGTTATGGTGAGTTCTTTGATCTTCTAATTCTACGTAAACCCCGGCATCTTCTAATATAGGTAATATTTCACCAACCAAAGCCAGGTACGTGTTTCCACCAAGGCCAAAAAAACTGACCTTGCCATCCCATCTGCCTAACTTGACCGCTGGCAAGTGTCTAGCGTACGGAATTTCAAATTTAAATTTATTACTGAGATGTTTCCTATGATCCAGGGAAAGATTTTCAAATTTGACGTTTACTTCGTCTTTTATAATCAATTTACACGAACTCATATAGATTGTATTTTGTCAGATGGCATCTGAGTCATATAGTACAACTTTTTTGGCAAACGTTCAACCAGCTTATCTAAAGCGTTGGTGCTCATGGCCCACATTGGGGTGTCCTGCAGCATGAATGCTATCTTAGGCTTAATACCAGATTTTAAAAACGCTCTTGGTATTTTATTTCGTACAAATATGATTTTTGTTGCAGAACTAATTTTTTTGTTACTCATACTTAGATCATAAAGTTCTTTCCAACTCTCATAGATTTTTTTTCTTACTTCTTTTGGTGTTTCCTGCCCATATATGAAATCTAGAGTTGGAAATTGCTCTATTTCGGGATCAGTATCAATAGGAAGTGGATTTTCAAATTGAAAGCCAAAAGAAATATTGTCTTTCGTAATTCCAACTGATTGAAATATTTGTAACCAATCGTATATTATCATGACTTCTTCTTTTGAATTCAAGTCTCCGCTAAAGGGACAAAGAGCAGGCAAATCATCGAGTTCAATAATTGCCTCTAGCAAAGTTTTTTTGTTATAGATTTTTCGATCTACATATAAGCTAGTATTTGTTGCGTATGCTATCTTTTCTTTTAATGATTCGGCTGGTCTTGAATTGTCTCTTATTTCTGCTATCCTAAATTGTTTTATTTTATCTCTTTGATGTAGGTAAGAAAGTGAGGCACAGTGCTCTTGCCAATACTCTGTGAGAGATTCAGGAGCATTTATTAATCTTATAGAATAATTATTAATATCAGCAATGGCAGGCGCATACTTCTTTTTTTCTTTTTTAATCTCATCATAGTCAATTAATATTTTATTATTCAATATTCTAAAATCATATCTCACAGCAATCAGCGTGGCATAGTAGGCCACGGTGTCGGTGTAGTTCATGGTCCACTTTTTAGTCTCACCATCATACAGCATGGGAACCAATCCTTGTGTTTTCTTTTTAAGGCATCTTATCAATGCAATAAATTTTTCGTTGTAGGGAAACCGCATCTCCAACACTTCTCTTCCGTCTTCGGCCGAAAAAACATCTATGCTCTTTTCAAAGCTGATCGTCCTAAATGGTTGATCATACCGTGGATTGTTTATTAATTCATCAGAGTCAAACCCAAATTTATCTACAAGTGTTTTATATCTCTTTAAGAACATCATGGCTAGATTGCCCTGTTTCTCGGTCCAAGCATAAGGAGCATCTGCTAGACTCTGTATGGTTTTAAAATCTTTATCATGCACCCCAGAATTCTGGAAAATACCCCCAGTATTATAGGCCAGTATTCTAAGAGCAGCTTCTAAAGACTCTAATCTACGAAGCGGTATTTTTGAATTTGTCATTTTTAAGATAATTACAGTATAGCACAAAGGACGAAAAAGTCAACAATGTTGGAGCTTTTATGAGAAGAAAAAGAGCATTAAAATTAAGACGTAAAATACGGGTGGAAACACTTAATGATCGAGGTCCTTATCTTACCAACAGACGTGTTATAGATCTTTGGTTTCGTTACATCAATCGAGCAGTGTTTGATAACCAATTGCCCAATTTTCACAAGATATTAATCAAGAAATGGTTAAAGCGGGCCATGGGACAGGTGTGTGCGTATCCGGATAAGAATCCCAAAAGATTTGAACTAGAAATGTTAAAAAAATATAGAACCAAAAGAGATTTTATAGAGACACTGGCACATGAAATGATACATCTGTATCAGTTCGCTTTGAAAAAAGACACGGGCAATCACAACAGCACTTTTTATAGTTTTAGGCCAAGGTTTAAATTTATCGGCCTAGGACTTTCTCAGTAAATTCCGCATAGGTCATTAATTGAGTATTTTTTAAATCTGCGCCTGTTTGCAAATGATACAATGCTTCTATTGGTTTGTCATGAACTATAGTAAATTGACAATATGGTCTCTGTTTGACGCAGACTCTCAGTTGGGTCAACCATCCTTCGTGAGTAACGTTGCTGTCTCTGGCACCATAGTGTTCAGTGTCTTGGTAGATATTGTTTAATTTTCCCTTGCCATATTCTTGGAAATCAAAACCTATTAGATAGATATTTTTATGACCATGGACACACGCAGTCCAAAAAGCAGCAGAACCAGATACCCAATGAGGATTATTTGGTATTAAATTTAATTTTTTTTTACTTCTAGTATATTCTAATGCAGGAGCATAACATACACATTTTTCATAAACTTTTTCATCCACTATGGTTTGTGAAATAAATCGATCCACCATGAAAAGATAATCGGGAGTAAAATCTCTATATAGAGCATTACAACCATAAATTTGACCTGTATCTTTTAAGAGATTTAAATCAAAATCCTTTCTAGAAGGACCATTGCCAATAATATAGGCATTGCCTCGTGGCACTGCTTTGACACCGTCTTCGACATATTCTGTTTCTTGTGTTTTTTTACCGCCTTTGATTAGAATCTTAGTTATTATAGTTTCTCCGGTATACTGCGTCCACTCTATAGGCGTAACTGTGGTTAAGTCTTTATGTCTTATAGTTGGTTCAACAGTCATTTATTTTATATATTTCTCTTTTAATCTTTCTCTAATTCTAGCCCACGGCAGGCCGTCTCTAATTTCTTGTGTGGTCCATTCGGTATAAGCAAGTTTGTTGGCCCAGTTTTGTCTGGCAGGCATGGCAGGTTTCTCGATATCAGACAGCACATGGTTTCCTACGTCATAACAGAGACTTGACTCACTGACAAACACCGGGATTCCATTAATTATAGATTCCATCGCTGGATTGCTAGAATGATTAACAACGGCCCAGGTAGATTTTAATGTTTTTTTGAAATCAGTATCGTCATATGTATTGTAGTCTCTCTGTGGCTTTTTTACCTTGACGTCAATATATTTGTCTTCTTGAAATTGAAAATTATTTCTAGGATGTGGCCTCACTAATATTGGTTTTTGAGTGTATTTTCTAATTTCTTTTATTTGTTGTTCTATCCAATTGGGCATACGAGCATTTTTTATCCATTGCTGACTGGTATCATGTTGTCCGCATATTATTATTACATTGCCCGTTTGTTTCCATGGCTTCATTTGAATATTAAAAAGAGGCCACCTCTTATCATCAAACGTTTGATTAGCAAAATCAGCATCTCTGTTGATACCGTTGATGGCCATCTTCCAAGTGGTGTTTCTTTTTAAACCGCCCACTTCCATAACCACCACCGGCTTTTTTTTCTCTTGGAATCTTTCCCATATCGACCTATTACTTGCCATCTTCCCCAACCACAACACTGACCAGATCACAGCAACATCACAGTCTCGATCTTCGTTTATGTAAACTTGTTCTCCCTTTGAGCGCAGATGATCTATCAATGCAGCAAAAACTGGTTTGCTGTTGATGCTACCGTTGTCTGGAAATATCGCTATCTTCACTTCAATGTTCCTGGTACTTTTTTCCAATAATCTATATCCCACACATTGGCAGGAGCATCCTTCATTGGTTGTCTTAAATCTACTTTGGCACTACTGCCTATTTTTTTCCTCTTGCCTTTCATGTGGTCCATATATAATCCCAACTCACTGTTTACGAAAACATGATGTCCTTTAACATCTTTTCCATAGCCAATATCGTTTACTTTTATGTTATATTTCTCTTGAAATTTTCTAGCTAGATGCCAAAATACGAAACTGTCATGCCATTCTAATAATTGAAATACTTCATCTGTAATGTATAATTTTTCCCATTCAGCAACAAATTCTTGGGTGTTAGGATGTTGTAAATTATATCCTACAAATCCACATTCGGGATATTTGCCACCATCTTTTAATGCATATCTTTCTCTGCCTAAAAAAGTTAGCATGGTGTCTTGAGGTAGTAGAGTTTCAAGAAAATTTAATGGTATTGGTCGAAATGTAAAAGTATCAGCATCAATCCATAATACATAATCATAATTGGGAGAATTTCTCACAGCGTTGATAACGCAGAAAACTTTATTACTGAATCTCACAGCGTCCCAAAGGAAAGAGCCTTTGTTTTTATCCAATCCACCCTGTTGTTGTAGAGCAGCAGGTCTCTTAACACCACCTGGTATCTCTTGTAACTCTCCACATGCCACGGGATCATTTTTATGTTTGTTTTTAAATTTAAAAAGCTCCGGTTCAGCTGCATTGAGATCAACCCACTGTATTCTAGGATGATCGTAGTTGGGTTTGGGTTCTTCGAGATAAACTACTAAGTCTATTTCTATAGGCCATTGTTCAGCAATGCTCTTGATACCTCTACCAGAATAAAGATCCCATGTGCCTGGTTTGTAGGAAGTGATTACTTTGATTTTCATATGTAAACTTTCATATATTTACTGACACAAAACTTTTATGAATATTATTCATGCATGTTATATCTTTTGATCCAATCCTTCATCTGCCAAGCCGGGACAAGAGCTTTGCTTGCCTTTTGGCTCACTGTAACTCGATCTAGTGTGGATTTTTCTCCCATGCTGCTCGCATAAAAGTTTTTTAAATTTTTATCAGTGCCTGCGGCCAACCACTGTCCAATTGGCACAGTCCAACCAGTTTTTGGTTTATTGATTATGGCATCTGGCAGTAATCCTTTGTAGGCAATTTTGGTCAATAATTTGGTCTCATGTTTATTTTTTCCTATTTTATAACTCGTTGGTATGTCTAGACAGTATTGCATAAACATCTTTGTGGTCAAAGGAAAGCGACCTTCCATGCCAAATGCCATGCCATACTTGTCGTTCCTAGCAAAGAATTCATTGGGTGCTTGTGCCACACAATCAAGTGCCATGTAAGATGCCACGGGATCTGCGGGATTCCACAGAGTATCAGGATACAATTTTATTAACTCTTCTCTCAATTCAGATGCTGACAGAGTTGGCACACCCACCACTAGTGGTCTTTTTATTCTTTGTAACCATTTGTCTATTATGCTGCTCCATGAATTAAATTTTTCATCTTTCATCTTCCAGTACTTAGGATACCCTCCTAGGATTTCATCACCCATATCTCCTGCCATGGTTATGATTGTACCTGCCTCAGATAATTTACGATTGGTATGATAGTACATGCTCATGCTGGGATTGTACACAGGCTGCTCCATGAAGTAGATACTGTTATCCCATGCTGCAACAACATCAGCAGGAGTAATAATAACTTCTGTATGATTAAACTTTTCTTGCTCGGCTAATATTTTTGCACAAGCAGCATCACTGTTATAATCTTCGTCTGTTATGATATTAGGGTTCATTCGGTTAGTAAATGTATTCACTGCACCGTGTATCTTCATCATCTCGTAGGCTATTACACCGCTGTCTAATCCACCACTGAGAAATACTCCCATCTGTCTTCGTCCTATGCTCGACATCTGCACGGTCTTTCTAACCTTATTTCTAAACTCTGCAGGATCAAAAGAAGAATTAGATCTAGGGGTGATATAAATTCTTTCTGATGATTTTATTCTTTT